TATGGTATGATATCAGACGTTAAAATTTCAATAGAGCACAATGTTATTTCACCTGAAAACGCAAATCCAAGAATATCAATATTAGCACCAGTACCTATAATTCCAGATAGTCCGGTATATTCAAATATCTGGGGAACGCCATCCACCAATTCCATTGCTTGATACCCCGCCCCACCCGATATCGCATCAAAAGTCACTTGTGTGTCACCCGACACACCGCCTGTACCCGATGATGTTAATGTAAATCTAACACCCTGAATGTTAATGTTTTCATATGCAGGATTGATAACTATGTTCATACTATTGAACCCTTCAAAACTTTTCGTCCAACATGGGTTGGTGTATACCGTTGGGGTCTGTCCGTCACCCGTAGTTGGATCACCAGTCCAATATGTATCAGGCGTAATATCTACCCAGATTGGTACGGATGCAGCCGACGGGGTTGGGGTGGGTGATAGTATTGGTGTAACACTTGGTGTAACACTTGGTGTAACACTTGGTGTAACACTCACGGTTGGGGTGGGGGTAGGAGTTGGTGGTGGTGGTACGTCTACAGCACACTCTAATTCACTACCAACCACTTTAACAATTTCCAGCGTCTCACCTTCTAAAATAGTACCCGCATTTCCAACATCTACGGCCACCCACGAAGTCTTGAAAAAGTCCGGGTGCTTTTTCTTAGCAATCATAGAATTTTCCAGAATCTCAAAAAAGATGTCATTGACTTCTTTCACGGTGAACAGAGCATATATCGCTCTGAGTAGCTGTACGTATCCCTCTGGTACCGTTAGATCATAAGATTCGTAGAACGCTTCTATATCACCAACAGACCATTTTCTGTTCGGTTCAAACAGCACCTGAGTAATAAGTTTTCTTAGGATGTCTCTATCAACTAAAGTTTGCTCTCTACCCAGTCCAATTCGTGTAGAAGCGCCGCGCACTAATACATCGTATCTGACTCTTTCTTCAGACGGAACCGGGACTCTCTCGTCAATGTTGAACAATTCGTCCACAACTTCAAATCCGGTAGTACTTTCAACCACTTTTCTCCAAAGAATAAAATCGATTTTAGAAGTTTGGTTCTTTCTAATAAGTTTCCAATCTACGTGTTTGTTCTTTTTTTCTAAATCAAGACCCAGATCATCTCTTAATGTAAAATCTTTCCGAAGTCTTAGTACATAATCAGAGTTATTCTTAACGCTGTTTGCCAAACCTTTGATGATAAGTTGAGAGAATCGCAATGGTAGATTGTTGTCGTCGGGGTCGTAGGTTGCCCCGAACAACACACCATAACCATCACCCTCCTCACGGAATCCTTCAATAACGGCGTAGGGTTTGGTCATATCTGAGAGTTCACGCTCCGCGTCAAAAAGAGTAAGTGTAGTATTATTCAACAACTTCTGTGATTTGTCACCTCTAACCCAAAAGTAATACTTTGATTTTATATCACCGCTCACGCGGTCTATGTAGTCTATCTTACTGTGGGGATGTACCCGGATATAATCACCATTATCAATTTCCTCTTCGCTAGGGACAACAGCTTCCTTTACCAACGTAATTATTGAATTGTCGGGGATATCAAGCCCGAAGGTTTCTGCTAATGCGAGCGTGGCCAAAAATACGTCATAGGAAACATAATTAAACCTTAAGGTAAATTTTCCATTAACGTACAGGTCAAGAAATTGTTCAGGTGTGAAATCTTCCAAATCTGACGATTCTATCCCGGCCTTGGGGAAACTTCTTACAATGGTTTTTTCTTCTTCCCACCGGGCTTGTCCCGCTCCGGGATTTACTACTTTTTTATAAACCACAGATTTTGGATTTCCTGTCAACTTTTCCCCCAGTGGTATATTTTCTAGAGACTGTTTCTCTACTTCGTTAATATAATCCTCTGGTGAGAAATCACTTTCTGTCCAGCGATACATTTCTATTTCTCCGTAATCTGCTAAATTGCCCCACTTCAGACTGCGCTCTTCTTGATTTGGAAAAATGAATTTGTCGTAGTAAGGAACGTATCCTTTTTTGGTTATATCCAGCCAAACTTTTCCTATCTGTTTTTCTTCCCAAAAACTTTCTCTCTTGATAAACGCGCCACTGGAAGAATTAACATCAAAATCCAAAGTATACGAGGCTGGATCTTTTTCTAGCTTAAAATCTATTGGATAATTTCCTACTGGGTTTTCTTGTCCAAAAGCCGGGTTCCATATAGGAATATCGGCAACCACCCGTTCCTCACGTTTGTTATCTATCAACTTGAAAATGTTAGTACTGTCGTATGAATACCTCAACCCAGTAACAGTAATATTCTGCCACACCTCGATGTTTGTAGCAATGAATTCTATGACTAACCCGTTTATAAATCTATAATCCACACCTTCGCTGGCAATGAATTTTTCATCAGAAATTTCATACTCGATCTTAGCACCATAAACAGGGACGTTCAATCGTAAAACCGGATTATTGGTAATACTTGTGATCGTTGACGTTTGTATTAGATTTTCAGCATTCGTGAATATTTCAGTTTCTTCAACATCTAAGAAATAACCCTTGAACGGCTTCATTAGATCCACAACATCTGGAAGATTTTCCCAACGGTTAAAATCAGTTAGTCGAATAGGAATATAGTCCTTTCCGATAGTTCCGCCAGTTGGTGGAACAAATTCAAGTCGAAGTTCCTTTCTAATTACGTCATCCGTATTGAGTTTTATCTCAGGGTAGGCTTTTTTCTTAGAATCCCCAAACTCACATAGTTTATATGCCCAGAACTCATCAACTGTTACTCCGGTTAATGCACGTTGATTTGTAAAAGCCTCAAGTGAAAAATTTGTACCCTTGTTTTGTACAAAAGATTTCCAAAATACAAACTGTGACTTTTCGTTAATACCCAAGTTTTCCATATACTGTTTTGGTCCCTGATACCCCACGGACCTTCTGACTGCCTCTGTAGTATCATCACCCCTAATGTTGTTGTATACATCGTAATAGTCTCTTATATCTTGTATCGATTTTTCGATGTTATCTATTAAGGAGTTGTCACTCAAAACCAAACCCCCCACATGGAGTCTTCCCGTGGGTTCTGTCGGCCTCAGAAAACTTAAAAACACCCTAGGGGTTTTGATTCCTAAAAAGGGATCATATATTAACTTGTTACCGCTAGTGTACTGATTAAACCTGCAAATGTGCGACACCTCGAAAATAGAATAATCCGCACCCGCAATCTTATTTTCGCTGTTCTGTGTTAACAAAACGCTTGTTTCTCTGTCATTCCTGAAAAATAATAAATTTTCTAAGTCGATGTATTCTCCATTAACATCCAAAACATTTTGTCTTTCGAATAACCCGTTTCTGGCCCTCTCAAAACTCGAAGGTAACCCTCTATCGTGGCTCACAACAAAATGGTTGTAATATGGATTGGTCATCATTTTAGGAAGAACTTTGTCACTTTTGAAAATTTCCAAATACACTTCCCCGGAGCCGGTAGAAAACTCTATAAACCTTCCGGCAGTGGCGTCGTTTTTGGAATATGCCAACTGAATAGCACCAGACCTAGTAACAATAGCGTAGTATGGTACAAACGCATTAAATGGACTGTTTAATTCTTCCGGCACCGTTCCACCCTCACCCGCTTTCAACCTTACGGCCTGTCCAGTCGCCAAGAACTGTCCAGAAGGACTGATAAAAGAGCTAGAATCAACGTTTACCGTTGCAGATATTCTCGGGGGGAGTTCTTCTGCTCTCTGTATTAGAGTGTCTAGCCACACAATATACTTTTCAATTTCCAAAATCCATTCATTGTCTCTTCCACTGTCTTCGGCTTTATTGGTCTTGTCAAAAGGAACTGACTTAATACCGCGATCTTCCAGCAGAGCTTCATAACCAAAGAGAATATCTATGAGAGATTGTATTCTGGTTACGTTTTGAGCTTCAAAGAGGGTTTTAACGAGGCGAGTGTCTGGTTCATGTCTTCTGAATGCATAGTCTATTCTGTTCAACGGTTTAAACGTGTTTGTGACTTTTCCGACCCAGAAGTTACCAGAACCCGCAGTGGCAAAATTTATAACAGTTCCCAATTTTGCTAGGTCTTCACTCTCTGAAATCTGGAATGTTGTACCGTTAATCTTTACGATATAATAGGGAATATAATTCAGTAGTTCTCCCGGTAGTACCCCGTCTGTGTTTAAAAATACCTCTTGCCCGGTTTCCCACGGGATTGTTATGGTATTTTCTGGGCTTACAATTCCGTCTACGATGTCGTCAGTTATAACAACATCTTCCAAGACTTTAACTAGAGTCTCGTTTCTTCTAAAATCGTATATTACGTCGTCAACTGTATACGTCCCACCATAGTTGGTAGAAGAAGAGACCGTTATCTGGTCACCAGCCGAAAACTCTCCCAAAACGTTGCCATAAACATAGAATATTTTTTTGAACTCGAAATCAGTTATGCCGTCCTCAGACACTAAGCCCGAAGATATTACGGGAAAAAGGCTGTCTAGGCTAATGCTTATTGAAGAACCGAGACCCGTGGCCTCGCTGCGGATGATCAAATATCCGTTTTCTAAATCGATAAAGGCACCACTTATTTGATCATTGATACTGGCGATAACGTCACCAACTGTCGGAGTATTGGGAGAGAGTGACCCGTCTATGGTGACAACAGTAGACGTTGTGCCGTCGATATCAATAGTAAACTGGTATGGCCCTGCCGTTAACCCAGTAACATCCGTCAACGCTAAAGGTGAAGAATATATAGCTCTCCAAAAGCCTCTAGGTGAGTCTATTTCTGTGGCCTTGATTTGATACCCACCGGTTGTAAAAGTATTTGTTCCCACCAATCTAACTTGGTAATTTTGTGGTGGATAATATTCTATAGTTTTCTTCTTTTTAGGACTTTTAATATATGGTTTGAAAACCCAGTTGCTTGTTTCGTAATGAGTTCTTTCCGTGATTGGGGCTCTTTTTTGGACCGCCCAATTTATCGCGGAGAATGTATTTTCGGTCGAGTTTAGCTGGCGATCAATGAATGTCGCATAATCTCTAGCAACTATGTCGATCTGGTCCCCCGAAACACCTAATGTAGTGTCGTTGATCAGAGTGTTAAAAATGTATGCTGCGTTTACATTCCAACCAATCCATAAATCCCTATAGTCAGAAGATCCCCCGTCTAACTCCAGATATCTATTGTAATTAACGATCCACTGCTGTATACCCGCAGAATAATAAACCGTGCCATCTTCTCTGTAGTCTCCGTGGAATAGAGTTTTAAAATGTGGATTTATATTTTGGGTTTCTTTGTTAGCAAGCAAGCAATCTACTTGTACCAAATCATCACCATAGTTTCTGCTAAAAAATTCTATTGGATCACACAAAAAAGACGCCTTGAGCAAGAAATATAAGTAGCTACTACTATTTTTCCATTTCCACTCAACTGGACCATCTTGTCCAAAAAGAAAATCCGCATTTGGAGAAGATACATAATTGCCAAGACTCTTGTCGAATAGTGGTTTAAAGCGGGGGTCTGCCGATAGCGAACCATCCCAATATGGTGGTGCCAGTTCATCACTAGCAATACCCGCCACGGTACTTCCGGTTACGTTAACGGGAGAGTAATCGTAAATTTGAGTTTCTCCACTGTTGCCAGTAGAAATAGTTCCATTTGGTAATTCTTGTCCGGCTGGGACGACTCCAGTGAATATGTTATCCCACATAGTTTCTTTCCAGAATCGATCTATTCCTAAATCGTTATTCTTGTATGTGGTCTTCCACCATGTGGGCTCTTCTTCATAACCTTGCAAGATCCAAGGTTCTCGGTGGGGATATGCTGTTCCATATATTTCTTCATACAATCCCTGCCACGATGCCTTTCCCCTAGCAGAAAAAACTCCGGAAAGTGGATGTGTTGCTATGTCGGTATTGGCGTAGTTCCATGTAAAAGCATCCCCGCTCTGGAACGCGGTGTTGTGTAGTGCATCTTCTCCGACCAAACACAAAAATTCGGTCTCTTCAAGATCTCTAAAACGACTGTTTGTTTTAGTCAACTCTAGATTATAAAATTCGTCTAATGGCTCTCTGTGCTGTCCGGCAGAGTATAACAGAGTTTCCAACTCGTAAAGCAAATTGGCAATTTGTCCGATCACATCAATCTCGGTCCATGAACCTGATTCTAATTGATACAAAGATATGCTTTTTTCGGAAGAAACCCCCCTAACCAAATAGTCTCCTTCTGCATAATCTGCTATATCCGGGAAAGCTTCACTGTCTTCGGACACCTTCTGTGTATTTTTGGTTAGTATTCCGTAGAATTTGCTCTTCTGAGCGTTCGTTATATCTAATGTGAAATATGTGCCATCGTGTCTTTTGACTATCCAGTCTTCACCCCGTTTGAATATAGAAGGTTTAGAAAGCCCCGTCATTCTCAAAATTGCCGAAGTTGATATTACGTTTTTGATCCCATATCCATCAGCGTAACTAAAAGAATCTCCAAACAAACGATCCCATCTTGTGTTATTTTCGGTGTAATTTTCGAAGTTTTCTATTAAATCGACTTCTGACATTTCTAAAAAAGTAGAAAGATTTTCTAGATATCGTAATGTCCACCTATAAGTAAGTCGTTCGTATGCGTCCCCCACAAAATCTAAAGTTTTGGGTATATCAATTTGTTCCCCCAACATCGCAGAGACTAGTAGGTCGAGGTTGCCGTTGTGTTCTTTGATGGTACCACCCAATCCGAAGTTTGGATTGTTCAAAGCATGAAACACTTCTTCTGGGTTTGTCGAATTGTATTTTGTCGGTTCTTGTGCTAATGTTATAGTTTTGAAATGTCTAAATAAGTCGGTGAGACTTACTTCCTTTCTAAGCTCATGCTGTATGTTATATTTCCAACTGTTGGGTATGTCCCAGTCACTTTCTATTTTTTCTGGGACGGATTGTTCATTAAACTCTCCTTTCTTCCAAATAGTTTTAATCTTATTGTCCCTTAAATCTAAATAGCAGCGTAATTTTCCTTCAGAATCCACAAGACCGTGTTCAAAAACTAGATCTCGTTCATTCCTCTTGTATTCTGCTCTTAGGTCTAACGTTCTATTCAACTCAAATTCTCCATTTTCTTTAAACCAGAAAATAGAGTTAGATTCTTCTAGTGGGTTTCCTAGAATATCATATATTTTGAACAAGGGATATTGGTTAGTTTTGGTTTTAGTTTGTTCTATTCTCTTATATCGAGACAGGTTATAGATATCTGGTGAATTTCCCGTAGGATCAACCACTACAACGTCTTTTCGACCGATGTCGTGTGTCCAATATTCTCCTAATTCGATACGAACTAGCGTGTCCGGGGTGATAACTAGGTCACTATCTAGAACAATAGCCCCAACGTAATTGGTATTGTTGGCGGGAATGTCTGTATGTCTTCCATATATTCTTTTTCCGTCGATATACAGACGAAGGTCTCCTTCTTGGTAATCCTCAATCAAACACAAATCCGTAAGAGATTCATCAAGCTCCAACCTAGCTCCATTTATTGTAGAAGTAGGGTTGAATTCTTGCCAGTATAGCCCTATTTTGGTTTGGTATTCTTGGAAAACGCTATTTGTCTCTGTCTTAATTTGTATAGCAGGTCCATCTAGCATGGGGTTTTTTTCGGGCTCTGCACCACTGGCTGTGATATTTTTTATTCCAACAAAAGCCCAGTGAGTAACCAGTGGATCAAAAGTATCCCCCAAACTGGTACGTTCCGGGTAGATTGTTCCCCCTCCATCAGAAATGTCATCGCCCACGCTGAAGAAATTCTCTACTACCCGGATAACGGATTGATATCTTTCACCCGGAGTAAATTGTACAAATTCTACACTGTCAATAGTGTACTGGCCGTCGTTGGTGTTAAATCCAACGAGATTTATATTGTCGCCCTTTGTGAGAACCGATTCCATATTACCAAATCTGGCCGGTAGTAGTAATTCGTTTGAAGCTAACTGAAAAACTGGGACATTTTCGCTATCTGATTCTTCTATTTTTATAGGTCTAATTTCTAAAAGATTGGGTTGGTCTTCAACTTTTTTGTATTGATCTTCAACTGTCTTTCGGTAAGCCCATTCAAATTCAAATTTGGAAAAGTAGGAAAGCTCTATGTAGTTCTTATATTCTATAATCGGTTGTGTTGCCTGACGACTTTCCGAAAGATTCGTAATTTGGTTTTTGTGTACCCACTTGTTTTCATCAGCCCAGTCGTTGCTGTCCGCTCGTAATTTGCTGTTTTCACTTTCGTACAATATAGAAAAAGACCTGACTTTCGTCTTCCACTGTCCGTCAATCCATTGATATAAAATGTCAGTGGTCGTATCGAAGAAAAAATCATTTTCTTGGGCATATACATTTGCAGATAGACTATCTTTGACGTATATTTGATAAGAAATATTTTCGTCTTTGAAAAATTCAACACCGTCAACTAAAAATCTATCAGGGTCACCAAAAACTGCACCTTCGACCCAACTAGATAAATCATGGTCCCCTGTGTTTGGGCCACTATTTATTTTGATTCCGTACTCGGCACCGACAACAAGCTCTGACGCGGGTCCACCGAAATATTGTATTACTTCGTTTTCGCCAAGTGACAGTACGAAGCCCCCATTTGACGAAAAAACTTCCCGACGGTCATACCATACGGGCTCGCCGAGGTCATAGATGTTTATTTCGTCAACCTGCTGTGGCTCTGCCACATCTTGAAAATATATGGATTCACTTCTAGCGGCGTATGCATAAGCATGAACAGATACCCGTGTAGGGGAGGTTTGGGGGACAGTTTTAAGCGTGAATACACTTTCATTATTGTCTTCGTCAAACTCGTAAGATTGAACCTCGACAAATTCTTGTATACCATCCAAATCCGTATATAAACTTAAAATAAAACCTTCACGAGCCCCCGTCAAAAATGACCCGGATACTCGAAGTTCTGTGTTTTCCAAAGAAACAATTTCTCTATCCAAACGAACATACTCATTAAACGAAGTCAGGTTTAGAGTCCAACCATCAAGACTCAGATAACTACCGTCTGTTTCTTTAACCACAGCTACATATATGTTCTGTTCTACATCGTGGACGATAAAAATTCCAGCACTCTCAGAGTCGAGGTTAGTTGTTGGGTTAGATGTAATAATGTCAGAGAAAACACCTTTCTTCAACTCGTCGTATTTTGCTTCTGAACGGGTTCTCTGGACTTCTACTGTGATATAGTTTGGAGTAGTGTTTCTGTCAGTCCAGTAGTAGTCTTGATAATTTATTATCTTATCAATGTTTACAGGAGGTAGAAAATTAAATTGTAACGCTTTACCCCATTCACCAAAACTCTCAAGGTCCACCCCATCACGTTCTAGGTTTTTAAGGAATTTCTCAAATGTCAAGAACTTGGTTTCCGCACCCAGAGTTGCACTGATAACCTCTTGGAGTTGGTTCTTCTGCAAATACTCTCTACCTTCTGATATTCTAGACAAAACCGAATTGTCTATTTCTTTTCCAACATATCCCGTTACTTCTTCAAAATTCTTTTTTGTGAGGAAGCGGTTTAAGATGTTGTTGGAAATTCCGTTCCAAAGTCGGCTACGAGAATATTCTGGAAGTAAAGAAGAGGTATCAACTACCTCTCCTTTTTTGTAGTCGGTGATGTGCTTTCGAGACATTTAGTAGTACAAATCTTGTTTGGAAATATTTATAAGTCTCGCATTAAATGTGTTTGTGCTTACAATCTTTGCACTAGTGTTTTTGAATCTAGATTTTGAACAATTTCGATATCATCAACACTTATGCTCGCTTGCAATATCTCGTCCTCTTTTGGAACAATTTCGTGAAGATCCCCGAAGAATGTACCCGCAGCCTTTGGTACCAACACGACAGATTCGATATTATACCCCAGACTATTGTGTATCGCGGCAGACAATTCCGTAAAATAAAAAGGCTGACCGAAAGACCAGAAATTAATATCAAAAAATTTGTTTACTATCCCAACGATCTGGGTCTTGATCTTGTTGTCACTAACCACCGTGTTTTCCGACTTTACGACTTTTAGAGTTCCTTGAAGTTCTCTCTGTGCTTTAGAACCAATAATTGGTTTGATTATTCCGGGTTGCAATAGCATCGTGTCTGATATCATTTTATTTTCCACCAAATAAGAATAGGAGGATTTCAACTCGAATGGTGTTGGTCTAGTAGGTTCTTTGTCCAAATTACCATTCAACCACGATCTAACTTTGGAATAGTATCCTCTTGTTATAATGAAGGTGTCAATTATGTTAGACGCCGCAGGATCGATTAGATGGTATCGGGGGGTTCTGTGAATCCACAAGAAGTTTAACCCCTCGACGCCTTTTTCCCTTTTCCACAAGCCCGTTGAAGACGCGGAATCTTCCGACCAAGACTGTAGGGTTTCTTCCGAAAACGGAACGTATACCCACGGGGCATTTCCATCTTCTCTTTGGAAATACACATAGTCGTTGTTCCCTATCAAATATGATAGATCTACTCCATCAGGTAACCCGTTATTGTCCTCATCCACCGGGAGGATAGAAAGTGTATTAAAATCACAAATACCGCGCAACAGGCCCCTATTTACATTAACACCGTTGCTAATAACAAACGGTCTGTTGGTTCCAATACTACAACCGTCTACCCCGACGTTCGCTTTCAGTACGACAATGTTGTCTTTTTTCGAATTCATTGTATCATACGTCAAAACCCGTTCATCATAGTTACTAAGATTGAATTTGGTTTCTGGGCTGTGGGCATATAACTCCCTAGTCTTAAAGTTTATGATCCAACTGTTATTTGTTTGTGAAGTTATGGCAATATCCCAATCTGTCTGTATGTTTGTTTCTAATTCGATTTGCCAAAAGTTATCTGCCTGATCTTCTTGTATCCGGTACGTTAAGTAAAGTGTGTTTGGGGCAGATGTTATCAAAGAATTGATATTTGTCAACAACCCACTGAGTTCTGCTGATGTAAACTCGTATCTGGCAAACACGGGTTGCATTCCTTTCAAAATCAGAGAATTATAAAGGTCTTGTCTACGCAAAATTGGTTCAATGTAATTTTCAACCAAAGCCGTAATCAGGGGGACATTGATTCCTCCATCCTGTGGTGGTAGTTGTTCTGGAAGAATGTTAAAGTTCTTAATCTCAGAGTTAAAATACAAGACCATATCATCACCGAAAAGCTTAACGTTCTCATAATATTCTTTCGGATCATGCCAACCTATGAATTTAGAATCTCCCGCAAAAGTTCTGTTGATAGAACGAAGTTTTAAGATAGTATTGTCTTGTAATAAAAACTCGTTGTAATCTCTTCCGTTTACCATTCTATCTTGTGTATAGTACACTGATGGAGCTACTTCTCTAATCCTTGCCGCAGTCTCGGATGGTGCTGCATTTTGTATCGGTGCAGTCAGGGTGAAGGTAAACGTAAAAGTTCTAATTGCACCGGTGTTGTCTCTGTAGCGGATGTTGGCCGATTTATTTTGAATTGCGCTTCTTGGTATAACTAATCCTTCTTCTGGACTGGTGGAAGTTCTATACCAAACATCAAATTTTCCTGAAGGTATGTTAGAAAAATTCCCGTCACCGAAAATCAATCTAACACCGTCATCTGCCAATGTCTCTACTTCGTATTTGTTTCTGTTGGGGGAAGTGTTATATAAAATGTTCTGTGCGTTTGTTACATCAACTTCCTGCCATTCGCCCGTCCTAGGTTCGTTGTACCGCTCCCCACCGCTCAATATCTCGTCGGTTTCATCATCTATGTTGTTTAGCCATAAATCGGTATTGTTAATCCCCGTCCTAGAAAGATTCTTGGTCTGATTGGGCAACACTCCGTCCAAGAAAAACGTTTCTCGTTGAAGCTCACCCTGCTTTGTAAAAAAGAAAAATCCGGTATTGTCAGAAGAATCACCCAAACCGTCAGACAGATACAGTATATTCATCTGTTGTTTTCGTTCCGGTCTTTTTTCAATTGAACCAAATTCATTCAATTCGGCACTGACCAACTCCATCGGATAAGTTTCTCCGTTAACAGAAACGCTGTAGCGTATTGCTTCGCCTTGTATTGCCTCGTTGTTTGTACCATATAATTCGAACAGTACGTTTTGAACCTGAATGCGGTCTGAAGGTAAAACTGTTCCGAAATTTTGTGATAAAATTTTCTGCATCACTAAAATAAATTGTTCTTTCCAGTTATCATTGTTGGGGTCATTCCAAATGATTCTAGTGTTTCCAATATTGTTTCCTTTACTGTCTACTAACGATTCTGTAGTAGACACAGAGGTTAGCTTAACAAGACCCCTCGCGGGTATGTTTCTTGATGCACTGTAAGAAAGAAACTTGGCTAGTCTAAGAACAGACTCTTTACGCTCGGCGGTGGCTAAAAAGTTTTCGTGTGTGTTTAAATCAATCCTATATGCCAAAAGTTCCCCAAGATAAGCGAACAATTCTATAATCGCCACAAGGTCAGATGATTCAATGTAATCGTTAAAATCTTCTGGATAGTACAGTTTCATATAATCCAACATGGACTGTTTAATACTATCGTAATCCCAAGCTTTAAAATTCACTTGCTGGAAAGAATCGTATGCCCTTTCCCAATTTTCGGCAATGTTCTGTAATCTATTATCCATCGAATTCTAACCTTATCTCCATAGTGTCATTAAAATTTATTTCAAGGTATCGTAAGTGTGCTATAACAACAACTGCTTTTTCTTCGTATACGGGGTTGACGGATAAATCAAGAACCGCGACCCTAGGATCGTTATCAAAGACGTTTGTAAACTCAAGTTCCAAAAGTGCCAACGTGTTTTGGTCCAGCGGCTGAAACAACAATTCCTGAATAGAAGTTCCGTAATTTGGCATCATAAGCCGCTGGCCCTTAGAGGTGAATATATTGTTCAACAAGTCCTGTTTTACAAGTTGTACGTCTTTTAACAAGATCTTTTTGTCATCCTCGTAGCTTTTAAGGCTAGGACCCCTATAAAACGTTGTCATGTAGTTCCGCTGTTTTCTACTCGAAACTATTTATAAAAAATTACCTTCTCCACAATGGGCCACGTTCATTTTTAAAATCACCTTCTATGACACCGATGGGTTTTCGACCCTCCGGGTTGGTTACATTGTCATATTGGTCAATCCAGTCTGTGTTGTTCTTATAACCGTCGTTGGTTTCATTTACGGAATCACCCCCGTCTTGTTTCATAACGCGTGGCCATGGTTCATGATCCGGCACCCTGTTTGTCCACGGGGCAATCTCGGTTAAAGACAGGCAAGATTTTTGTGCGAACGGGGGTTGAGTGTCCGCAAATGCAGGTGCATAGTTTTCGAAGTCCTGTACTACTTCGGCGTTCTTGGTCCATGTGTTGCTCATCACGGGCCACCAAATTCTGAAATAGCATTGCTATAAGCATTAAAGAAAATCACTTGTTCCTCCAAAGAGGTATAGTCCAGCCCATTTACGGTTGCAGGTGTCTCTTGTATTTTTGTATTTATTACAATTAGGGACCGTAGGTGGTCATTTGTTTCATTCTGTAGAATTGTAAGTCGTGGAACTACAGTAGATCCTACGTTCTCGTTAAACACATTTACGGCACTGTTAAAAGATGCGAGAGAGTCATTTAGTCCCCCAATTCCAGTTGTGTATGACGCAATATGTGTGCTATTATCTGTGATGTTTATATTCACCAAATTTTCTAACGAGTCTTTGATTTGGTTGATGTTATTCTTAATGTTGTCTATCGCGTTGTTGATGTTCATGTCAACCTGATTACTCGCTATATCCAAAACGTCGATAGAATTTTCAAAATTTAGTTTCTGGCGATCAAACCAAGATTTAAAGTTATCTTGTGTCCATCCCCCCAAATCTATATTTAAAAATAGTCCATCTGGTACCGGATTGAAATTTTCTATATTCGAGAAATTCCCTACGTCTATACAGAAGTTAAAGTTGAACTCCGGTAAGTCTAGAGATGGTATTCGTAAAGTAGGAACACTTGGAAATGTGGGTAACGCCGGTATGGTGATATCTAGAATATCCAATGGGTTGGAGACTCCGACAATTTCAGCCAATTTTTCCCCCACCGTGAATGCTAAATCGTTTACGGTTCCCTGTATGGAATTAAAATTGTCGTTTATTGTTTGTACTGATGTTGCTATAGCTGAATTGTCTATGGCCATCTGGATGTTGTCCAACGCGTCAAAGTTTATTTCCGTCGGTTTAAAAGAAACGTTCACGCCACCCGTAAGAGATATGCACCCACCACCGAGAAGATTGCCGTCGATGGTGGGTCTTTTTTCGCCATCTATCCCAAACCCGTCGTTGGTTTGCTGTGCGATTTCTTTTGCACTTTGGCTGACTATTTGGCCCACGGAGAAAAAATTCATGAAAGGGTTTCTCATTGTTATTTGGTTGGCCCCGTTGTTGGACATTAACTTCATGTTTTCTTCTAACGCTTCCAATGTCAAGTCTCCTTCGTATGTCTTTATCGACATATCCAACAAAGAACCTATGTCCATCTTTCCAGTAAAAGAAAATATCTTAGTGTCACTCACCGATTGCATAATGTTATCATTTCCGGAAAATATTGAGGTGTTTCCAGAAGCGTGGTGGTTGTAGTCTCCGTCTACCGACACACTGTAATTGCCTCCATTTAATATTGTATTGGCATCCCCGTCTACTTGGATAAACATGCCACCGCCCACTGTTTGACAAATATCTTTGGCGATTTCTTCGAGTTTGTTTTCGTATACTAGAGTTCGTAAGTTTTTTTCCACTAATATGTGTGTGTCGGCGGTTGAATGTAATCTGATCTCACCGTCTTCCGGTTTGTCCGAATCTAGTGAAGACTGCCCCTCTGTGTTACCGGCGTACATGTATATTCCTTTGTTGGCCTTTACTCTAAAAGTACCATCCGTAGAGAAATTAATATCTTCTTTCGCTCGCATACTTATTCTGCGTTCCGAGTATCCATCGATGTTCCCGTTAGAATCCATCTCTATCCAGCTTTTTCCTTCGTTGGTTGCAACATATATTCTTTCGTTGGTGTCATCTAAAATTATCTGATGTCCGGTAGAAGAACGCAGCCGTATCCTATTATTGTAAGGACGGTCGTCCATGGTGAAAGCATGGAATCCCGGTGTAGAAAAACCGAAAACCCTAGAGGCCAAGAATGAACCTAGAGCTTTATTGCCAGACCAGTCATAGCCATGTGCTCCTACGATAGGCTTAACCCATTCGTCGCCCTCGGACTCCCTAATTTCCGGATACTGCTGATCAATCATATCCTCCTCTTCGTGGCCAACATTTCCGGTCGCTTGATATTCGGATTGACGGGTTTTCCATTCTGCGGAATCTTTTTCACCCCTAAATGCCTTTTCTGCGTTAGTGTATTGGGGTTCTATAGAATTCTTGGTAGAAGTAAGGGGGCCGTCTACCGTGCCCCCTTCTTTCCAATCATAGCGTCCATGAAACAACGAGTGCATTTCTCTGTGGGGCTGCATACACCCCATCCAAACTCTTCTTCTTTCGTCACCGTCTATACAGGTCACCAGAACAAGAGATCCTTGTTCCGGAATTGCCCAGAAACCATATGCTATAGCACCTTGACTCTTTTCTGGACCCTTCCCGGTCCCCCTAGTAAACTCGCCGTTCGAAATTACCCCCCCATACGGAGATACATATGAAGCCCACGGGAGGTGGTGTATTTTTTTTGGATCGTCGTTCAGATTAGCACAAAAAACCCTCAAACGACCATTTTGTAATGGATCATCGGTATCTACCACAACACCAACAGTAATACCACTTGAGTTGTACTTGGTGTCGCCCACTTCCAATTCGGAATTCAAAATTTTTAGTAATTGTTGTTCGTCAAGCATAATTATATAATATCGTCCGATCTAGCAAGTGTTAACGTCTGGTGAAAATGACTACCCTCAATTATCGTAGTTATTTTCTGGATATGCATCCATTCCTGATGATAAAATACCTCTGGCTCTGGCCCGCCGACATCCTCGTAATTCGTGTCGAGATATATATTCAACTTGGCATACCAAGGGAGTATTTCGGGTAATTGGTAGTGTACTGCGTTTGGGTGAGAACTGGTTGTCGCCGCACTAGGTTTTCGAAGAGTGTCATTGTATAAATCAGGATTCCCGTGAATATTTATTATGAATGTTGATTCTTGTAACGACTGCATTCTGTATTGTTTTTTCATACATTCTGCCCATTCTTTGGGGTATTCTACACCCAAGGTTCGATCATTTCCAACCTTGGCTCTGAACCCACTGTATCCGGTCATGAAAAACTCCCGGTCTCTCTCGCGTTCGCCGGTAATGGGTTCCCTTTCACCCCCATATGCAGTTCTTCCTGAAACAGTATCTATTACGTCTTCTACAATGTCTATTTTATCCGTTCTACTAGCTACTCCGACCAGCGCCCTAACATCGTGGTTTTGATTTGAAGAATAAAAAAATGTTAAGGGTTCTTTGGCGCTCTCCCCCGGTCCAGTATTCTTTCCCGTCGAAAAATTTACAGGTACTTCAAACCTTTTTATGACAATATCGTACAGTAGTTCTGAGCCCTGTTTTCTCCATACGAAACAAATTTTATGACTATACCCCTGTGCGGAATCTATTCCTGTTTTTCTTGACATTTTCATTATCCTATCAATCAGGTCCAGCAAGGTCTCACCGCTCGTTGAAGGTATCACTCTTATACCCTTTTCGTTCGCATCAAGTTCCGGTTGTTCAAAAGGTAAATTTCTATTGTCTATCTCGTAATTGTTGTATTTTGGATCTAGATGTATGTTGAATTTAATCTTCAATTCTTTTTGTTGAACAGAAGGATTTCTTAGTTTAAAAGTGTAATTGTCTCTTATAACTGCTTGCCAATCCTGTAGTTGATTTTTGTGGATCTTCGTAGACTCGTTGAGGTCTACTTGTAATGCTTCGAATGCATCCTGTAGAGTTCGCATGGGCTTGCTTTTTTCTAGCCGATCTTTCCTAAATGGATTTTTTTCTGCGTCTTCTTCCCCACGAGGTTTTATAGAACCCCCACTGGGGTTGGGGGTTGGTGTCTCTTCATGGAGTTGTCCGTCTTTATGCGTCACCGTCATACTATATAATAAATTCAATTTTGAAGATAATCCTATGGTATTATGGCAAGCCATGAAATACATTTCATAATAGTTATGGGTGTCCATAAATTTATATTTGAAGTCGTTAACCACAAAAATTAAAGGTTCGCTTCTTGTAGTCCTTTCATCTCCTTCTGGATAGTGGAAATGTACGTCTAGTCGAAATGATAAATTCTCTATAGATATACCCAAAACATCAACTACTTCGTTCTTCAAAAAACCGAAAAAATCTCCTCCGGATACATCATGCAAAATGAATTTTCCTAGTGCGGAGGTGCTGCTTGTATCAGTGCTTGTCCAAGAATAATCATATTGGAGCCTTTTACCAACAAATCTTTTTGTTCCTGTTCCGAAAGAATCATTCAAAATCAATACTCCACCTCCCGGTAGAAGTTTGCCTTCCGGACCATCTGTTAGCTTGGGTGCGTTGCCATCGTTTTCTGCGCTGGCCGTATTAGACCACGCAGACAAAATGAATGTTGTAGAATAAGAAGAATACTTCTCTAAGGGATTTCTAGGTTCACTCATTTATAACCCTTTCCCGCTCTGGATTCTTGATCGCAATTTGAGAGAAAACCCTACTGGATGATGGTAAAACTATTGTTCTACCGGCCACAAATTCTTCTTCGATGTCCACAATGTTATTGTATAGAAGGACAAGCCAAGTGAGTTTTGTCGTTCCGTAAACCCCCGCTGCTACTAAATCGGGTCTACCTTCATGCTCCGGTCCCAGTCGGTATTTACGATCAGTAAAAATATCACGCTCTATTTCATTCCTCTCCCACCAGCCGAGTTTATTACCCTTGATTTCTGTAGTTCCGCCCGTTAGCATTCTAGACAACCTCTTCGCTAAAGAAGTTTTATTATCAAAAAGTCTGAATCGATTGTTTATGTTTTTACCAGCCATTTAATGTACCCTCTCTAAACGATTGAATGTTGAAATCTCGTAACTCTTGAATAGATCTAGCTTCTTTAAGAGTAATTGAAACGTTCCAGACGATAGGAACCGCGCCTTTTGGGGTTATGATATAATCGTTCTCTTCGTTCAAAGTTATGCTCAAATCGGTCATTCTAACTGCTACCTGTTTAAATTGATTGTTAAGACCATTGAGAAAAAGTCTAGAAGGGGTTTTTGTATTAAACTCACCGTCACCAGTTTTTTCTGGCATCCTCCAAGATCGAAGGGTATTGACATAGGCTAAGTTGGTTTCTGCTTCTGATACAGTTCTAGAAACAAACGTGGCGTCTATTGAAAAGGTTCTGCTGGGGCTTCCCGTGTAAATCAATAAACTGGCAGCTTGTCTCATGTCCCCAACTTCAAGGTAGTTTGCTGTACCGGATTCAGACACATTGGGTTGTACGAAGAATACAACAACCCCGGTGGGTTGCCCTGTTGCTGCCGGTATCGTTTGTGTTTGTGCGTCGGTACCAATCTCTTCTTGGACCCGGCCAGTCAAAAATATAGGTTGTGCTACCATGATTACTGTAAATCTGTTCCATCTATTTATATCCTATGGAAAGAGTCTATTTGTGGAAAAACAACTTTTTGTGTTGACCATAAATATCATCATTACAAACACACAATGTCAATGAAAGAAGAATTTATATCAAACCCACTTATGGAAAAACGTAAAAGATCTCTTCCCGGAGTAACTTTTAGGTTGCCGTCTAGGGGTGAAATCTATAAAAAGGGTGTTCTGGCCGACAACGTTGAAAACGGTGAAATGGTAGTTTACCCAATGAGACTTAGAGAAGAACTTAAAATGAAATCTTTTGATTCAATCTTCCAAGGGAGTGCGGTATCTGAAACCATTTCATATTGTGTACCAGAGGTTTTAACTCCTGAAGAGTTGTGTCCAACGGATATAGATTATCTCATAACAGCAATTAAAAAACAGAGTCATGGTAACGATTTTCTTTACAAAGATGTCTGTATGAAAATAGAAAAACTCGTGGACCGATCAAAATTAATCCAAGAGTCAGTCGAACAGGAATTTGAAGAATCCCAAAGAACTTCCAAATATGAAGAATCTCTGGATGATATCGGTGAACAGCTAAGAAATCTAGACAATCAAATTGGCAAAGAAAATACTAAAGTAGAAAATAAAGAACGTGAATTTGACCCGGTGCTGGATAACGAGAATAACACAGGAATTGTCAGCAAATTTTGTGAATTTAAAATTCCGCTGTCTCATTTTCTGGATTCCTCCACAGAAATTGACCCGGATCTTTATGAAGAAAAGAAAAGATTCGATTTTAAAGGTTTTGATATAGAACTCCAACAAATTAGCTTTAAAGCATTCAAAGAAATCAGTAATTTGAGATTACAAGATAACCCACATGCTATGGGTGAAGAAAAATACTTCGAATATGTGAACAAATTCTCCAACGTAAACCTAGCTAGAAGAATTCGTGTCGTTGACAACATCGAAAACCAAGACCAGATAGAAGAATGGGTTAACTCTTTTAGTCTGGAGGATAGAACCGAATTACTTGACAGAATAGCCGATGCGTTTAACTGGGGAATAGACTTCAATTATACAATAACCTGTTCGGCTTGTGGGAAAAGCAAAGATATTGACATGTCTTACCTAAACCCTTTGTATTTTTTTTTAACATCCTAGCGAGTAACGATAGGAGTGCGCTGAAGCGATATTCACAATCCTTGAATGTAGGTATGCAAAATTTAATTAAAAGTGCTATTCACTTAGCCTATTTCATGAGAGGTGGTGTTCAATACGAGGACATCCTAGATAGGACCTTCTACGAACGAAAGATGATGATGGAATATATCAACGAAAGACTACAGTATGAAACAAAAAAACTTAAAGACACCAAGGGCAAACTCC